CCACCTCGGGCTCACGAACAATGCCATCTACCGATGGATCAACGTGAACAGAATCCCTGGCAGGCACATAGTCAAGGTCGCGGACTTCTATGACGTCGGGATCAGGGACATGCTCCCGCTGACGGGCAGTGAAGAGTCGAACGAGGCCACCTTCAAGATCAAGCCACGTGGCACCCTGCACGTATTGCAGGACGTCTATCGCGGGACGAAGACCCTGGACGAGGCCGTGGCCGAAACTGGCCAGTCCGAGATCAGCTTGAAGTTGATCCTGATCCACTGGGGTGACGAGCTACCAACCTTGTTCACGACGCTCGAACAATTGCGGGAGAAACGCATCAGCCTGGACGAGGCCGCTGCCCGCCTCAAGGTGGCGAAGTACACCTTGCACGGGATCCGGCGCAAGTACGGCTACGCGCCCGGGCCGCTACGCGCCCGGGCCGACACAGCGCACGCGGCCATTTCCGACGATCGGAAAACGCAAGGCACTGAACCATGAGGTGGCCCTGAAGTGCATCGCCGGCCATCTCACGGTCCATGAGGCGGCTGAGAAGCATGGAATGTCGGAGCGCACCCTGTTCAGAGCGATCGAGAAGCTGTCGCCGGTAAAGATGATGGAGTTGTCACCGTGGCCACCATCGTTTCGCGAGGCCCTGGCTGCTGAGATCGAGCACAAACTACCCAATTACAGTACAAAATGGCTTGAATTCGCCGAGAACTCACGCCTTTACATGGTAAAAACCGCGAAATACCCAGAAACACAGCGCAATTGGAGCGATTTACAACTAAAGCGCATTTTGGTGGGTGTTTTGCTCTGCGATGGTTCGTTGGAGGACATCGCTGCCAGTCGATGGGATGACACGGGCATCTTGCGCACCTTGTTTACCGGTGACCTGCGCCCAATTGGTGTGACCTTCGAGCAACTGATGGAATTACCAATGACGCACCAGGTGGCAGCCGCGGAGTTGCTTATTGCCATGATGGACAGGAAAAGGAAACTGAAATGACAGGTCAGAAGGTTCTGGTGTTTGGGGAGACGGCTCAAGAAGCCTTTGAGTACATCAATGCGCACGCGCCGGCCGAGGCGGCTACGCGATGGCGTGTTGCTGTTGACAGGCGCAGCCTGTTAGGCTGGAACCAGGGGGAGGTAAGACTCGTTGGTAAGTACCAAGAGAACCCACACTTCACGGGCACGGACCTTGACAGGTATGGCTTTGACAAGGAGCTATCCGCCAGAGAGATGGTGGGCCTCAAACGAGTCGTCGTCGGAGAGTGGAGATGATCAACCGCGAGAAGTTGGCCAGCATCCAGACCATGATGCGTAAAGGCGACTCACCGGCCGAGACGCTGCTTGGAATGAGCGAGGATGAGCTAAGGGACCTTCGAGACGCGATCAACGTGCTGCTCCCAGAGGATACGGTGGCGAACATCGACTTGCAGGAGGAGTTGGTCAATCAGTACCGCAAATCAAGGAAGTTGTATGACGATGTGCTGACTGACCCTGAGGTGCAGGCAAACCAGAAGGCTCAATTGGCCAACTCACTGGTGGCCATCCTAGCCCAAATGAAGAAGATGCAGGACGACTTGATGAGGGACAGGACAATGCAGGCGATCGAAGCGGTCTTGATCGACTCGATCAAGACCTTGCCGCAGGAGGTGAGGGACGCCTTCTATGAAGAGTGCGAAGCCAGGGCTGCACAGGCTGGTTTGGTGTGATGGGTGTGCAGTGTACTAGGAGTTTGACACAATGAGCACCCTGGACAAGAAGCTGTGGCGCTCGGTGATGGAGCGCATCAAGGCGGGTGCGTCACAGGCCACGGCCCTAACCGAGGTCTCGCGCTGGATCTCGGAGAACACGTCGATCAGGGGCAAGCCGTATAGCTACAAGAACCGGGAATACCAGAAGCACATCCTGGACAGTGACACACGCGAGTCGGTGATCATCAAGCCGTCGCAGATCGGGATCAGTGAGGTGGCGATCAGGAAGGCATTGGGGCTCTGCGGCATGATCAGGGACTTCACGGTCATCTATACCTTGCCGACGGCGAAGCTGGCGATGACGATCATGAAGACTCGAGCGAACCCGGTGATTAGGGGGTCGAGGTTCCTGCACAGTATGATCACGGACGCCGACAGCGTCGACGTCAAGGGGTTCAGCAACGGCAGCTTCCTCTACATGAACGGGGCGGCGTCGACGAACGCGCCAATCTCGATCCCGGCCGACGCCCTCATCCACGACGAGGTAGACTTCAGTGATGCGCTCGTGATGAGCCAGTACCAGTCGCGCCTGACCAACTCGCCCTACAAGATCAAGATGCACCTGTCGACACCAACCCTCCCTGGGCACGGTATCGATGCCATGTTCGTCAACACGAACAGGTATTTCAACTTCACGAAGTGCAACCACTGTGGTCACTACTTCATCCCCGACTACTATGAGCATGTCAGGATACCGGGCTACACCGGGGAGTTGACTGACATCCACAAGAAGAACCTGCACACGATCGACTACACGAAGGCATTCGTGGAGTGCCCGATGTGTGGGGGGCACCCGGACCTGAGCAACGAGCATCGCGAGTGGGTGTGCCAGAACCCTGGCGAGAACCATGTCGCCAAAGGCACGCAGGTCTCCCCCTTCGATGTGCCGAAGTTCATCAGCCCGGGCTACCTGGTTGAGGCATCGACCAAGTACCACAACATCGGGGAGTTCATCAACTTCAACCTGGGCAAGGCCCACCACACGAAGGAGGCGATACTCGGCGAGATGGAGTTGAGGGGGTGCATCATCCAGAACCGGCTGGAAGGCGGGGTATCTCATGTGATGGGCCTGGACATGGGCAAGACCTGCCACATCGTGGTAGCCAGCGTGGCATCGGACGGGGCAATGCAAGTGGTGCACGTCGAAAAGGTGCCGCTGATTCAGGTCAAGACGCGCTACGCCGAGTTGCGCATCGAGTACCGAGTCAGGGTGTCGGTGGTCGACTCCCTCCCCTACACGGATACGGTCATGGCCCTGCAGGCGATCGACAACAACCTGTGGGCATGCGTCTACACGGGGACCAAGGGCACGCACCTCTTCACGGTTAAGCAGCAGGAAGAGGATAGGACAGTTGGTGAGCAGTTCATCAAGCAGATCAACGTGGCAAGGGACAGAACCTTCGATGCCCTGATGGAGTTCATCCGATCGGGCCAGTTCTCCAAGTGGACGTGCCGCCAGGACGATGAGTTCATTGAGCACTGCACTTCGATGCGCAGGGTTAAGGATTGGAACATGCGCTCGCAGGTGATGGAGTTCAAATGGTTGAAGTCCGAAGAGGGCAATGATCACTACTTCTTCGCTCTGAAGTACGCATTTTTGGCCAAGCACGTGGTCGGCACCTACTCTGGGGCTGGCGGTGGTGTCCTACCATTGGTCGGGAGCTTCTCGGTGAAGCCCCGGAAAGAGGTCATTTCCACGTCCAGTATGCAGTATACGGGGTTGTTACCAGCGACTGTGTAGTGTGCACTTCTATAGCCATGGACTATTGCTAAGTTGTTGACGATAGCGTAACATTCGGGGAACCGTAAGGCGCCCCGAATGTTCGATGATGTCGAAAGCATAACCAGATTCCTGGACCTGTCCGCTGCTACGCAGCTTCAGCCCGTCGCCCCACCAAAGGTGCGCCCGGGCTCGATGACGTTCCCAAGCTATCTGAAGACGACCACCCCATCGACCGCGGTCCTGCCGCTGGAAGATCGCCGGCTCGCTAGCGCTGACACGACGACGCTCCGCAATGGAGCTGACACACGCACGATCATCCGCGACTTCGTGGTCGCATCACCAGAGCTGTCGGCTGCGGTGTGGGCCTATATCCGGTTGGGGATACCGCAGAAGTACACGGCGGTGGCTAAGAACCCGGACGGCACGTTCAACCGCGAAGCGACAATGCTCACGCAGCAATTGCTGACCCGGTTGAACCTGCTCCCGGACTATGCCACTGACGGGTTCACCGGACCGCAGTCGGTGCGCGCCACGTCGGAGTCGCTCGCCAAGGAGCTGATCCAGTACGGCTCTTGTTGTGGAGAGATGGTCCTGAACAAGGCTAGGCAGCCAGCGCGCATCCAGCCTGTCAGCACAACACAGATCAAGTTCGTTGCGGCATCCGACAAGACGCTGGTGCCATGGCAGTACGTGGGTTCGGCGAAGATCCCGCTCGATATCTCGACCTTCTTCTACGTGACACTCGACCAGAGCCTGCTCGACCCCTACTCGAGCAGCCCGATCGAAAGCGCGATCAAGCCAGTGATCAACAGCGAGTCGTTTGCCAACGACATCACGCGGATCGTGGGCAAGGTGATCCACCCCCGCCAGAAGATCCGCATCGACGAAGAGATGCTGCGCAAGAACCTGTCCCAGGAAGCGCAGATGGACAAGGCGAAAGCGACTGAGGAGTTGAACGCTGTCATCTCCGCGGTTGAGCAAAAGATCAATTCGCTGAAGCCTGAAGATGCCCTGGTCTACCTGTCGAGCATTGGCTTTGAGGTGGAGAACCCGAGCAACGCGGGCCTGGCCGACGAGTACACCGTGCTGCAGGAGATGAGCAATGCTCGCTTGAGTACTGGCTCGAAGACGAACGGCACTGTTCTTGGTTACGCCAGCGGCAGTTCGAACATCGCCTCGGCCGAGATCATGCTGTTCATCCGCTCCTGTACGGGTGCAATCAAGGCGCCGCTCGAGGAATTCTGGAGCCGTGCCCTGACCCTGGCTGCGCGCCTATTCGGCCTGGATGTCGTGGTGGAGTTCACGTTCGCCCCCATCGACCTGCGCCCAGACGCTGAACTGGCTTCGTTCAAGCAGACGGAACAGATGATTGTCCTGGAGCGCCTGTCGCTGGGTATGATCTCGGATGATGAGGCGTGTCTGCAGTTGACGGGCTCCTTGGCGCCTGCCGGGATGAAGCCACTGAGCGGCACGATGTTCAAGCAGACAAGCGAGCAGGCGGCCACTGACAAGACGTCGAATAATGGCAGCACCCTCAACCAGAAGCTGGCGCCAGACACGCCATCTACTGGGAGGGGGCAGAACAAGAAGGCGGGAATCTACGCCATCGATGGAACAGCATGAGTAAGGACGAAGAAGAAACACCGGGTTTGAAGGTGTACTCGCAGCAGGAAGTGGACATGTTGATTGCCAATGGCGGGGAGGATGTCGACAGACTCCTCATGCACGGCATCAACAATTTGGCGAGGGTCCTGATCACGCACGCCAACAAGGAAGAGGAAACGCTCGCAGCCATGGGCTCGGCCACTGCTGTCAGGGTGCGCACAGAATGGGTTGATGCCCAGATAGCTGCACAAGTTGCCAACACCCGCATGAAGGCCAAGGTTATCGAGTCGTCTCTACTGTGGGCCGCTGGCGTCTTCCTGCTCTTTCTCGCCAACTCGATGTGGGACAGCATCGTACGGATGGTGTACACGACCCCTGTTCCAGGAGTTGGGAAATGACAGATCGGTTCGAAGAGTGCCTTGACTACATCCTCCCGGTCGAGGGTGGCTACTCGAACCGCAAGGCGGATCGTGGTGGACCGACGAACTACGGGATCCGCCAGCGGACGTATGACGCCTGGCTGACCAAGCACCGGCACCCGATCAGGCACGTCAAGTACATCGAGATGTGGGAGGTGCGCAGCATCTACGACGAGGGCTACTGGGAGCCAGTGAAGTGCCGTCTCTTGGGCTCGCCCATGGACCTGGTCATGTTCGACTCTGCGATCCAGCACGGGCCTGGTCTGGCGGCGATGATGCTGCAGGAGGCGGTTGGCGCAGTACAGGATGGGAAGATTGGCCCGAAGACACTCACTGCCCTCGCCGCTCGCGAGCAACAACTCGGTCGGCGTGAGACCATTCAGGCATTTATGAAAATCCGTGAGGCGTTCTATGCTCAGATCATCGCCAATGACCCAACCCAGGAAGAGAACAAACGCGGATGGGCCAACCGAGTGCGCAAGTTGATGGACATTGTGAAGGCGACTGTGTGATGGACTGGAAATCTGTCATCTCAACTGTCGCGCCATGGATCGGCACGACGCTCGGTGGCCCGCTCGGTGGCCTCGCGATCACTGCCGTGGCTGAGGCGCTGGGCCTGTCCGACAAGACTGAAGACGCCATCAAGGCGGCCGTCACTGGCGCCACACCGGAGACCCTGTTGGCATTGAAGAACGCGGACCAGATGTTTGCCGTGCAGATGCAGGAGTTGGGCTTCAAGAATCAGCAGGCGATCGCTGCACTTGCTGTTGAGAACACCAAGGACGCACGGGCAATGCAGGTTGCCACGCGCACTAAAATACCTGCCCTATTAGCTGTCCTGATCACTGTAGGCTTCTTCAGCATCCTCATTGGCCTTCTATCGGGCATGCTTACTGTCGCTGACAATCAACCTTTGATGATCCTTCTGGGCGCACTATCTGCAGCCTGGGGGGCTGTCATGAACTATTACTTCGGGAGCACGGCTGGTGGTCAGGCAAAGACGGAAATGATCGCCAGAGCCAAGCCAGTCAACCTGGACAAATAATGAAGAAAGACATCAAGATCACCCGAGGGAAAACCTTTGAACTGGTGTTGCTCTGGCAGCAGAGACCGTTCGCCTACAAGCCAATCACAGGGATCGTGCTCGCCGGTTCCCCAGTGCTTGAAGTTGTTGGACACGGTATTCCAGACGGGTGGCCTGTTGTTATTAGTGGTGTTGAGGGGTGTACCGACATCAACGTCAAGGACTCAAGCAAAATCTCCCCGCGTGATTACCGTATCGCGACGTATGTGGACGACGACCACATCGAACTCAATGAGGTAAACACTACGGCGTTCGATCCCTACCTGGCGGGTGGGTACGCTCAGTACCTCACACCTGTCGACCTGACTGGCTACACGGCTCGGATGAAGATCAAAGACGCTTACGGTGGAACAACCTTGCTTAACCTGACAACTGAAAACTTCATGATTGTCGTAGATGCTTCTGCTAACAAAACGCGAGTAGTTATTCCAGCCGTTGATACCGAGGTGTTGACATTGGGCACATGGGTGTACGACATGGAAATGGTGAGCCCTGACATAGAACCAGTAGTCACTGAGGCCTTGTACGGCAGAGTTGTTGTTGAGGATGAGGTGACAGTATGAGCACGGTGTTCCCAGCAGATTATGACACTTTCGTCGACCCGATCAGGAGTGTTCCAGGGACACCTGGGTCTACCCTTAACAATGATCACGTTGGCGACCACGTCCTGCTCAACAGTGCTGTGGCTGCCGTTCAAGTAAAGTTGGGCAAAGTCGGTGAGGTGGATCCGGAATCAATCGAGTATAGACTAACTGGGGTGATCGCTGTCGCAGATGCCGCGGCGCGTGGTGCCGACCTTGGCACTGCGGCGTACCTCGACGCTGGCACTGCTGTGGGGGATCTCGTGCAAGTGCAAACCGGCGGCAAGCTGCCTGCCCTGGACGGTAGCGCCTTGACCGGCCTACCTGGTGGGGTATCAGACCACGGCGCCTTGACCGGACTGGCCGACGACGACCACGGGCACTATCACACCGATGCGCGAGGGGATGCCCGATACGCGCCGCTCGCCAAAGGCGTCACTGGTGGCGACACACACAACCACGACGGCGGCGACGGGGCGCAGATCGCCTATGCCGCCCTCTCTG